TTACCTAAATAATTTTCCTTTTATCAATACGAACCCATTACTTCGGTTCTTGACCATCAACTCAGTCAATCCCCATACCAACGCATCCACTCTATCAGGTGACTTCCCCTTATCAGGATCAAAGGTAACCATCTGACTCTCCAACAACGGGAACGACCCTACATGGTACACCTGACCTTTCTCATACAACGAGTACACAGGCTCCGCCCTCACATACTTACCCTTGGTAGCAGACACTAGCTTAATCCTCGTGGTTGTCCCCTGTGCCTTCAACACAGCCTCTACCATGTCTCCACCCTGGTTCTTCTCAGCCACAATACAATCCGCATTCCACCTAAACGCAGCGTCATTCGCAATCTTCGCCCAATGATTCGGAGAATACTTCCCACTCAAATCCTCCAACACATACCCAAACCCTTCCTTACACTTACCAACCACGATGATACCCGTCTCATCACTATTCATGTTCGCAGTCACCGCAGGGTCTAACGCAACCACAATCCGCTTCAAGTTCGGAGCTTCATCAACCCTAGCCTTCCCAATAATCGCCCTGTTCCACAACATCCCTTCCGCATCATCCAACCAAGTGCCCATGAACAAGTGGTCATATCTAGCCCTGTTCTCTCGCTTAGTCTTCTCAGCAGCCTGAACAAACGACTCACTCAGGTTTATCTTATTATCCAAGTATGTCGTGTGAATATAGGTCGTATCCTTTCTTTTATTCTTTACAAAGTCCTTATATATCCAATGACTCTTGTACGAGGGGTTCATTACCAAGATAACCCTGTTGTAAACATCCTTCGCCCTGATACTCAAGTCCACCTTATCAAATATCTCAGGGTCTGTCAATTCCTCCGCCTCATCCACTACCCAAGTCGACAACCCAGCAATTGACTTCAGATTTGCCGTGTTTACTCCTGAGCTAGTTTTTATTCCACGAAATAGAATCTTCGACCCCGTCAGCTTATTTATAATCTCACTCTGAGTCACATCAAAGTCATTCATCTTTCCCATAATCTCAATCTTATCCAAGAACTCTGGAATAATCGAAATAAACGCAGATACCAAGGTGTATCTAGTGAAAAGAATCACATGGCCCTTCTCATAAGTCAAGTTCAACAGAAACAAAGCCAAAGTCCATGATTTACCACTTCCCCTACCACCCGTAATCAAATAGTACCTCGTGTCAGGCTGCTCGTAGAATAATGGCTTGTAATCGTCTAAAAGTTGAATCATAGCTAAATTAATTAATTGGGGATTTCCATTTTCCGTTTGATTCCTGTACACTCAGAAACATACCCCCCCTAGGGTAAATTAGTTAATTGGGGAATTCCACTTTCCAACCCGTTCCCGTACACTCACGAACATACCCTCCCCCAGCTGCTTATTCGTCTATGCGGGTAAGCGTTTCATCCTCAACTAGTTGGGCTTCTTGAATCTCTATAGTCTTGCTAATCCAATGAATGGGAGGGGCTACCTTTTCCCCATTACTAGTAATGTCTATTTGTTGCTTAGGTAAGCCTAGCCGATAGGATAGCCAAAGTTTCAAGGCTTGGGTATCCCCCTCCTCGCATTTTCGCAACAAGGCTTCCCATATCCTTTGAGGTACGGCTATAGCATCCATCTGCTCAATGAGTTTAACCTCCATGATTTTTGGCTTTCTTCCCGCACCCTCTCTCGCACCTCCATTTTTCCCCATGCTAATACAAAAGTTTGTAAAACTGAAATAAAGTGTTTATTCAGTTCTAAAGGTAATTGAAAAAAATATACCAATTGATAAAAAATATTTACTTAAATACTTGACTTGTATTTACAAACCTTTGTACATTTGCTTAACATTTAACCCTAACTAATTAAATATGACAGACTTACTAATTATCGGATGCGGAACTTTATTGATTTTCGCCTTGACCTATGTTTTAACACCTAACCAAAAAACAGCATGAAAAAGACTTTGAAAGCCATTGGACTTGTAATTTATTTCATCGTGGCATTAATCCCGATTTTTATCCTTGGCTATATGTTAGGCCTTAAACTACTTTAAAGCATGGAACTAGAACAAAACATGGAATGGCTTACGCAATGGTTTCCCGATGAAAACCACGCAAAAGGCTTTGAGTTGGCAAAGAAAACTCCTCATAGTAAAAGCACTTCGTACCATTCGGGCGGAGGTTTTACTCATTTGTTTTTGCACTTAATGGATGGCAGAGTAATGGCCATTCACTTTATGGACTTTGAGGTTGAAACCTCAGAGAATACTTTTGATACCCTAGAAAATTATATTGATAAATGTTTTAACACCTACTAAAATGATGATTTACACATTCACTATTTTCCAAAGAGACGAGTTTTGGGATTGGATTCCATCAACTGCAAAAATTGTAAAGGTAAGGAGGGCAAGGCTTTCATCAGCACAAGACTACCTATATAGAAAATATCCTAAAACAAGAATAGAATTATTAGACGCTGAATTATTAAAAAAAAATAAATAAATAACTAAAACACTTACTAACATGAACACACAGAAATCATTTGCCTATTGTGAGGCAGTCGGAAAATCAAAAGTTTGGGCAGCATATGCTGAGTACTTCGCTTGCGTTGAAATCTTAGAGGAGGGGTTTAATCCTAATTCGGGTTATGTTTATTTATACCTTGAAATTGGTGTAACCATTGCGAGCCTAGTGGGTGGAGATGTTGAGTTCATAGTGTATAATGAAGAGACAGATGGGGAAATGTTTTTCGACTCTTACCAAGAACTTGAGCAACATTGGGAGTCTGCTCAACAAGGTTAACCGAGGAGGCTTTAGTAGCCGAAACAATTGGGGCGAAAGCCCCTTTTGTCTTAACCATAAACAAGAAAAAGATGGACAAAAGATTAAGCGAATCCTACGATTGGATTGTGCAAGTTTTAACAACTCAGAAAAGAATTATTTCTTTCGAGGATTTATGGATTGCATATCCATTCAAGTCAAATGGATTAACAAAATATGGTTTAGATTTATTGTACAACACAATAAAAGAAAATTTAGTAGGGGATTAATTTCCCTATTTTTTTTAGCCATATTTTAGATCAATTTTTAGCCCTTTTTTAAGCCAATTTTAAGCCCATTTAAGACATTTAAAATTTTGCCTATGTAACACCACTCAAAAAAATATATCGTCTGACAAAGGACCTAAAAATGCCATCCTTTGCCTTTCTAGGTTGCAAGGTTGCCATGCCATGCCGAACCCCGAACGGGTACGAATGGGCACGGCCGACCCATACCCCATAGTGTAAAACATGGCGGGTAACCCCATAGTGTAAAACATGGCGGAAAAATAGGGTTAGTGTAAAACAGAACCAGGTTGACCCCCTGGTGGAAAATAAAATTTCTATGTGGTGTTAGTGTAAAACAAAACCATTTATCCAGAAAAATTACCCTTAGTGTAAAACAAAAATAATTTTGACAATTCCCTTGCATTTAATGTGCAGAGTCTTGTACCTTAGCATCATTATTCACTTAAACACAAACACAATGTTAAAAGATCACCACTTTATCCTTGAGCAGTCAGGGTTTACCCTGGAGCTTGAATCCTTCTCTAATGAAGGCATTGTCCTAGACCTATTCTTTGGCAATGGCAAGTCCCTTACCCTAGAGCTGTACGATGACCTCAACGAGCGGTTTACTGACCACTATCGGGTTATCTGTGCCATCCTAGACCCTTTTATTGTTGAACAACTAGAAGCCAATGTAAGACAATGCTTTACGAAATGATGACTGCTACCGAGTACGGTGTACTACGGGGCTTTACTGAGAAATCTACACGAGTTCACCAGATTATCCGCTCAGGTGTATGGCCTGAGGAATGGGTGTATCCTCCCAAGAGATTAGGCAACCAATGGGTTCTATTTGTATCAACTAACTGGATTAACAATGGTAGAGGAAAAAATTGAGCAATGGATACTAGAGAACTGAGATGTATTGGGATGAGATTAGTTACCGATACGCAGAAATGAAAACACTAGAAAAATATAAACACTTAAAACGATGAAAGAACTAATTCTAATTCAAAACGAGCTTAAAGCTCCAAAGAGCCAATTCAATGCATTTGGCAAGTATAAGTATAGAAACTGCGAAGATATCCTTGAAGCTCTGAAACCATTGCTTCTAAAGTATGAATGCACCTTGACTATGGAAGACGAGGTGAAAGAGGTTGGTGGTATTGTATTCATTGAAACTACTGTCTCGATACAAAAGGAAGGCGAAGGCAGAATGGAAGGCAGAGCAGTAACTGCCCAGGCAGGGATTGACATCAACCGCAAGGGTATGGATGTGGCTCAGAGTTTTGGTAGTTCCTCCTCGTATGCTCGAAAGTATGCACTTTCGGCTCTCCTGTTAATCGATGATACAAAAGACCCTGATTCTACCAACGATCATGGTGGTAAAAAAGAGGAGTTAACTCCATCCCATGTGAAGTGGAACGGAGCAAAGGATTCTTTAGCCAATGGCAAGGTAACCTTAGAGCAAATTAAGTCGGTTTATATTCTTACAGCACAAAACGAAAAACTTCTATTATCATGAACTTTAAATGCAGAGCAAGTGCCCTTGGTCAATTGATGACTAACGCACGGAGTAAAACAGAATCTTTGTCTCAGACAACTAAAAGCTACCTAGAGGATTGGTACAAGGAGCAGATTTACGGAGTAAAGAAGCAGATTAAGAGTAAGTACATCCAGAAGGGATTGGCATTAGAAGATACGGCTATCGAGTTTTACT